GAAGTAGAGGTACTTCGGGAGCTATTAAGGAATAAACAGCTGTATCCTCCTAAAGATTGGAACGGCTATCATAAGGGAATAAAAGTATTTTAAACTATGGATAATGATACACCACTATTTAAACTAACAGTAGGCGAGTTCTTAGAATTACAAAACGCACAAATAAAACTTTTATTTTCTGCAAAGAATAGTAAGTATGAATATGGTATTAAAGGATTGGCTAAGACATTAGGATGTTCTCGCTCAAAAGCAAGTAGAATAAAGGCATCAGGAATTTTGGACGAAGCTATATTCCAAAATGGAAAGATGATAATCATAGATAAGGACAAGGCCTTAGAGCTATTCAATAACATTAAAGATAAGAAATGATGGAATATCTCGAATTGATAAGAAAATTTTGGATATTCATAGGAGAATATCCCTTGAATACCTCTATTATAAGTTTCTACTTGTTTTTATTAGAAAAATGGAATATAGGGGAGCAAAAAGACTTCGAATTTTCAGACAAAGAAATTAGCAAAAAGCTAAAAATGGATAGAAACACTATAAGAAAGAGCAAAGAAACATTACGAAATTTGGGACTTATTAGTTATCAAATCACCAATGGCTATCCTACATTCTATAAAATAATTCTTGATTATAGTGTTAGGAAAAGTAATAAAGAGCTTCCTGTTGCAGAAAAGAAAAAAGTACCTCAAGAAGTGATAGTGCCAGCTATAGATACACCTCCTACTATAGAAGTACCACCTACAGCGTCTTCTGTAGCAACGCCTCCACCACAGAGCAAACCTAAACTAAATATAGAGCCTCCTACTCTTGAAGAATTTATTGAATATGCTAAAACATTAGAGTTATATGAGGAAAGTTTAATACCTCATCTAAAAACAAAATATGAAATGTGGAATGAAAATAATTGGGTAAATGGATATGGTAAACCTATCCTTAATTGGAAATTAACCTTGAAAAGCACCATGCCTTATTTGAAAAATTCTAATCAAGGAAATATTTTTAATATTCCTAAAATAAACAGACCTAAATCAACGTACAATGAATGATACTATAGACATAGAGATAGAACAAAGAGTACTGGGAAATCTTATTGTAGAATGCCAGTTAATAGGGAAATATTACACCATTCTCAATGTGTCTTTATTTTCTGCACCTGCTCATCAGACACTTTTTGAGGTGATAATGGACATTTGGAACAAGAATGAGGCTGTGGATCTACTACTGATAAGTAAGGAACTAAGAAAGAGGGGTCTATCCAAGGAACTATCACCCTATTGTGTAGAATTGACATCCAAAGTAACAACTACTGCACACATGGAATTTCACCTTATGGTTTTGGTACAGAACGCTGTAAAGAGGGACTTTATTAGTAAATTCTCTACATTATTGCACTTTGCCAATGACCCAGACAGGGATATAATGGATATTAGAGATAAAGCCTTTGAATATTTTGATACCCTATTTGTAGATAAGTTCATCGAAAATAATAAGCAGCAAAAGCCCTTTCCGGAGCTTGTAGAGAAGGTACAACAGAACTTTGAAAATATCATGAAAGGAAAGCCTATGGGGCTTGAAAGCTCTCTAAGTATCATTAATAAGGCTTTCGGAGGCTGGCAAAATTCAGACCTCACAATTGTGGCGGGTCGCCCAGGGATGGGTAAAACGGCTTTCTTAGTACAACAAGTGGTGGATATGGTTATGATAGGTAAGTCTGTAGGAGTTTTTTCATTGGAAATGTCCGCAGAGCAAATAACGGGCAGGATCATCACCAATTATACAGATATACCCAACTCAGCCATTCTCAGGAAAGGATTGAAAGATATAGAAGTACAGCGATATATACAAATGAAACCTAATCTGTTAGAAATGAATATACATATAGATGATACCTCTTCTATATCCATAGAAAACCTAAAAATCAAAGCTAAAATGATGAAACTAAAGCACAATATAGATATTCTCTTTGTGGATTATTTACAGCTAATCACTTATGAGAAAGCTAAGAACAGAGAAAATGAGATCTCCTATATCTCCCGCAGTCTAAAAGGGATTGCCAAGGATCTCAATATACCAGTAATAGCCCTTTCTCAGCTTTCAAGGAATGTAGAACAACGCAACGATAAACGTCCTCTACTATCGGATCTAAGAGATTCAGGAGCCATAGAGCAGGATGCAGATGAGGTGCTTTTTCTTTATCGTCCCGAATATTATAATATCAAGACCTGGGATGTGCCTGAATACAATAATGAATTGACAGATAACCAAGTAGAAGTTATTATACAAAAAAACAGACATGGAGGCATTCTCTCAGAACGCTATCGAGTAAATATGCCTACTTCTAAGTTTACAAATATAAAACCTTTTTAAATATAAAAATATGAAAATAATAGAATTTGGAAAAAAAGATAATTTTCTTGCTCTTATAGAAGATTACATCAAATACTATAGAGGATATAGTATTGTTGAAATTACAGGAATAAGTGAAGAAGGCAATTTACTTCATATTAATTGCGCAACAAAGTTCAAAAAAGAAAAGACCTACTCGGAAGAATTAATAGATATCGAATATCTAAATTTGTTAGGATTTATCTATGAAAAAATGAAATATGAAAATCATTGACCTTTTCAGTGGAATAGGTGGCTTTTCGCTCGGATTTCAGCGAGCAGGTTACCATTTTACGGAACACTATTTTAGTGAGATAGACAAACACGCAATCGCAAACTATAAATACAATTTTCCCCATGCAATCAACCTCGGAGACATTACCACTATTCGACCCACAGACCTTACAGGAATTGATATTATCACCTTTGGATCGCCTTGCCAAGATTTCTCACTTGCTGGAAGAAGAAAGGGGCTTGCAGGCTCCAAAAGTAGCCTTATCCAGCACGCAATTGCCCTCATTGCTCAGCTCAGACCAAGTGTATTTGTCTGGGAAAATGTTAAGGGAGCATTCTCCTCAAATGCTGGCGCAGACTTTTGGGCAATTCTCCAAGCCTTTGCCAACATTGGTGGTTATAGACTTGAATTGCAATTGCTTAATACAAAGTGGCTGCTACCCCAAAATAGAGAGCGGATATACCTTATCGGACATCTTGGAGGAAAAAGTATCCCAGGAGTATTTCCTATCGGAAAAGATGATAAATTACTTGAGGAAAAGACAAGGAAAGAAAATAGGAAACGTACAAGTATCAAAACTTCACTTGCACGAACAATAACAGCCCGTTACTCCAAGATGGGGAGCAATGATACTTATATAGTCCCCAAGGTTGCAGCCACCCTTACAGGCGGAGGACACTCAGGAGGATTACACTCAGACATGACTGTGATACAAATAAACCCTTCCACAGAATCCAATGGCAGACAGCCCTACCAACAAAATAGAGTATTTGACGAAAATGGAATAAGTCCATCACTGACAAGACATAATAGTAACTATGCAATTAATAGAATGCGACGTCTTACAGAAATAGAATGCGAACGCCTACAAGGTTTTCCTGACAATTGGACACAATATGGTGACTATAATGGTACAATCAAGTCCATAGCTCGTACCCAACGCTACAAACTCATTGGCAATGCTGTAACCGTGGATATAGTAGAATTAATAGCAAAACGATTAAAATTTATAGAGAATGAAAAATCTACTTGTAACCGTATCAGGAGGGCGTAGTTCTGCTCGTATGGCGCGTCACATACAAACACACCCCAAGTATGCTGATTATAATAAAGCCTTTATTTTCTGCAATACAGGAATGGAGCGACCCGAAACTATCACCTTTCTGAAAAACATAGTGAAGTACTGGGAAATACCTCTTACAATCATAGAGGGTGTATATTCCACTGAGAAAGGTGTAGGAGTGAGCTACAAGGTGGTAGATTTTGACACTATGGATATGCAGGCTCAAACCTTTGCTAATATGATAGCTCACTATAACAAAGGTCATTATAACGGTCTGCCTAATATGGGTGCTCCTTATTGCTCTGACTATCTAAAAAGTAACCCTACTAAGAAGTTTGCTAATGACATCTTCGGAAAAGGGAAGGACAGCTATCAATTAGCTATTGGTTACCGCAAGGAGGATATGCCCAAGCGTATTAGCTGGGCAGAGATAAAAGTCGACACTAAGCGTATATTTCCACTACTGACAGACTTTGAAGTGCCTGTAGGACAGCAGGAACTCAACAAATTTTGGGATAGCCAACCTTTCAAACTCAGCATACATAACAAGTATGGCAATTGCGAGTTGTGTTGGAAAAAGAGTACTCCTAACCTTATAGATAACATCAGATATGGTACCCGCTTTATTGATTGGTTTAAGGAAATGGAAAATACCTATCAGAGTACTATGTTTAGGGATCACAGGAGTATAGACGATTTGGTAAGGTTAGCCCAAGAACCCATACAGCTATCCTTTCCATTTGAAACAACTGACGGCTGTGTATGTAGTTTTTAATCTTAAAAACCTTTATAAAAATGAACAGAACAATCCAAGAACTCGTCCCACTTATCCAAGAGTGGGCAAAAGAAAGGGGTATATTTGACAAAAGCACCCCATTTGACCAACTCCTTAAGACACACGAGGAAGTAGGTGAACTCATCAAGGCGTGTTATGACAATGACAAGCCAGCTATCCAAGATGCGATAGGTGATGTACTGGTTACCCTGATTAACTACTGCCACTTTATAGATTTGGATGTTATAAAGGAGATTAAGGAAGCAGTAGAAACATCCATATTAGAACCTGACATCATCTCAGATGTTATTTACGTTTATAATTCTTTAGGCAGGTTGATAGGTATTAATATGAGGAATGACTGTAAAAAACTATCTGAACCAAGCGAAATTAGGGTATTTAGTATTGCATCTTCTCTCAACAGGATTGCTCTCTTAGAAAATACAACTCTTGAGGAGTTCCTTAACATTGCATACAACGAGATAAAAAACAGAACTGGAAAAATGATTAACGGTAAATTCGTGAAAGATGAAAGATAAAATATTAGGGAAGCTCTCTATTGAGCTGATACAAAAAGAAGATAATTTATATAGTGTTGCACTAACATCAGAACTCAATGACACACAAATAGGTGTGATAACAGAGATATTATATCGGGTGCATAAAGGGGAACATGGAGAAGTCTTTTGTAAATTGGTAGAAGAGACGATAGA